AAGAGCAATATCAAGCAGAGACAGGGAACCATCCCTAGCAATGCCCTTTACAATTGAAGAGAACTGCGAAGAAACAAACATAGTAATCCTAGATGATACTGGAGATGACTGTGACATAGATATCATAATCAGTAATACTGGAGAATACAAAGGATTTGTTTCTATCAGACAATACAATGAAATATCTGAACAATATGATATAGTCACAATGAGTCCAAAGATGTTCGAAGAACTTCAAAAGTCATTCGATTCACCTGTAGGGTTTCATGGACTGGAATGGAAATAAAAAAAAGAACCCATAGACTCTCACTGAGAATCTTTGGGTTCTTATATATATTTTGTATGTCCGACAAGCCGCTTTTATTTTCGGCGTCCGACAAAACGGTTTGGCATATCTTTAAGCCTCTTGCAGAATCTTCAAATTACTCGCAATAATCTAATCTTTTTGTCGAGTTCCTCGTCAGATAATGTCTCAGCTCCTAGATCTTCTATCTGAAGTTCTCTGCGCTGTAACTTAGGTTGTTCGTACTCTGCAATTTTAGATGCCAATTCACTAGCAGTATCTAGTTCATCCTTCTCTAAAGCTTTGAACATTAAGATCTTCAAGACATCAAGTGAATTCATATCAACATGATCTAGAACATCTTCTTTGTATTTCTTCCAGTCTCCCATGCTCATCTTAAGGGCTTGCCTAGCATCAGACGATGCCTTACGTGATGCAGCAGACTTTAATTGCATCTCACGAGCGTTATCTTTAGTGAACGAAGGAGCTAAATTCTTAAGGCTATTCGGATGAATACTCTTAGTCATATTAAACACCTCTAATTATATTAAATAATTCGGCCACAAGGGCCGAATTTTCAAAGAGAATAACTCTCTTCCTATAAGGAACTTAAAGAAAGGACATTAAATGTCAGACGTAGTTAAAGAACCATCACATTACACAATGTGGAAAATAGAGCCTATTACATTCATCATGGATAACCACTTACCCTTTCATACTGGTAACATTATCAAGTATGCCATGAGGGCAGGTTACAAGATCTATGATGGTGAAGACGAGATCGGGTCAGAGATAACAGATCTTAGAAAAGTTATGCGATATGCAGAGATGCGTATAGAACAACTTGATAGAGCCATGAAAGATTATATCTAATGGGTGAATTTAAGAAAATACAAACAGAAATTGATGAAATTGTAAGGCTAACGTACATGCTAGGTGACTTCTGTACATCAAAAGGGTTCACAGAAATTGTGTATGCTAAGTGTTTGGACGCAGATATTAATAGTGAGTACATGAATTACGCTAATAAGAGGATATCGGAGGTGTTATATGAATTGGATTAGCAAAGTAGCAGAAAAACTACGTAGACGAGTAAACATTAATGCAACAGTTCGTGAACTGCACATGTTAAATGACTATCAGCTTAAAGATTTAGGCATAATGCGTGGTCAAATTGACAGTGTAGCTAGGGGAATCATAGATTTTCACAGATTAGTACGAGATAAATCAGAAGAAGAGCAAGTAGAAAACATTCTAAGCTCCCCTGAAGAAACCTCTGAGGGTCTGAGTGGGTTTAAGGACATACAAGGGTCAAGGGATAAGGTGTAGATCATGTGGATACTAATGTGGATGCAATTATTATCAGGATTGCAGGTAGAACACTACCAATTAGGGTCTTACACACAAAGAGATGAGTGTAAGAAAGCAGAATCTCGTGCTCAAGTAATGAAACAGAACAATGGAACAGCTATCTTTTGTGTAAAGGTAGATATAGAAAGGTTTTTAGATGATAATCGCAACGTATATTGATCATATGGGGAGTGACCTTTCAGTAGTTAATGCTGCAAGAGTTAGTTTCGGTAAGAAAAGTGAGTGGAATCCCGATTGGCGTGAAGATGAATACACTGAGCTATTACCTAAAGATAACAAGCTTATCAATTACTTAGCTAAACACAGACATATATCTCCTTTTGGTCACTGCTTCGCAAGCTTTCACATTAAGGCTCCAATCTTTGTAGCTAGGCAACTAGTGAAGCATAAGTTTCTACGTTGGAATGAGATCAGTCGTAGATATGTAGACAGTGAGCCTGAGTTCTATGAGCCTAGTGATTGGCGTGGTAGAGCAGAAGATAAGAAACAGGGCAGTGATGGGGTAGTAGACGTAGGTGACTGGGGGGATACTAACTGGGCCTGTCTTAAAGCTTACCAAGACCTCTTATCTAATGGAGTATGCCCAGAACAAGCACGTATGGTACTACCACAGTCAATGATTACTGAGTGGTACTGGTCAGGTAGTCTTGATGCCTTTGCTGACATGTGTAACCTTAGGTGTGCAGGTGACACACAACTAGAAACTAGACGAGTAGCAAATCAGATATGCAAAACTATGAATAAACTATTCCCTGTATCTTGGTTTGCATTGAGGCTAAACAAATGAGTATGTCTGGGGAAATAGAAAATGTACAACGTGAGATCAACAAGAAAGAAGAAGCGTTGTACAAGTTAGCCAAAGAAATAACTAAATTAGAACAAAGAGAAGAGGAGTTACTAAAACATGTACGAGATATATAGCGTAGCCAACTGCCCGTTTTGCTTAAAGGCTAAAGATCTTATAAGGGAGACTGGTAAAGGTTTCACAGAATACGCTATTGATTTAAAACCTGAAATGCATAAGAACATAATGAAGAAATCTTTGATGAACACTGTACCTATCGTATACTATAAGGACGAACTAATAGGTGGGTACAATGACTTAAAGATGTACTTAAACAAATAAAGAAAGGACGCATGATGCGCCTATGTTATGATATAGAATGTAATGGTCTTACCCCAGACACTATCTGGATGATCGTTGCACAGAACCTAGACACTAATCAAATCTATAAGTTCTCTGATCACGATAACCTACATGGTTCTATCGCTGATGGTGCTGCACTGTTGCAGAACGCAGAGCTTCTAGTAGGCCATAACATCATAGGTTTCGACAATGTGGTGATGGACAAGCTATGTGGTACTACACTCAATGAGAAACGCTTACATGATACGTGGGTGATGTCTCAGGTGTTGAGGTACAAGCGTAACCATCGTCATGGTCTAGCAGGTTGGGGTGAGAACCTCGGTAACAGCAAGATAACCTACGAAGATGGCTGGGATGCATACTCAAGGGAGATGCTCCGATATTGTGTACAAGACGTTAAAGTTAATGTGGATGTGTACAATAAATTAGTAGAGGAATACAAGAAAGTATCTGCTTACAACCCTAAGATTAAGTTAGGTATGAAAGCTGAACATGAGACAGCCAAGTTCAATGCATTCTGCAAGAGCAAGGGCTGGTACTTTGACATGGAGGAGGCTAAGGAATTACTAGGTACTATGCAACAACGCATGGCTGAAATCTCTAACACTATAGAACCCCAGATGGGTACTAAGGTTGTGTTCATAGATAAGGAACCTAAAACTCCTAAGTATAAGAAGAATGGTACATATACCGCGACAACTGCCAAGCTGCTTAGTGAATATTTTGAGACGAAAGTCAGCATCGAAGACACACATCTCGCAGGGCCAGAGTTTTGTTTCCAACGAACTACTAAGGAACAAGCTAAACTTGGATCGCAAGAAGCGGTCAAGGATTGGTTGGGAACAATCGGATGGAAACCCGATGAGTACAACAGAAAGAAAGTAGGACGCGAGTGGATTACTACTGGCCCTAAACTTACAACATCATCACTATCTAAACTTGGTGAGCTTGGCCTTATGGTAGATGAGTACTATGTACTACGTCACAAGGCTTCTCTCATGGAAGGTTGGGTAGAACGAGTGGAGAATGCAGATGATAAGAGACTTCATGGTAATATGTGGACTATTGGTACTCCTACCTTTAGAGTACGTCACGAAGTTATTGCTAACCTTCCGGGAATTGAAACTCCTTGGGGTAAAGAAATTCGTGGTATGCTTAAGCCTGATCCGGGAACGGTGATAGTAGGGGCTGACTCAGCTGGTAATCAATTGCGTGGCCTGTGTCACTACGTTGGTAACGATGAGTTCACTAAGGAAGTACGCTATGGTGACCAACACCAGCGTAATGCAGATGCACTAGGATGTAGTAGAGGTGTAGCCAAGGGCTATCTTTACGCTTATCTATTTGGTGCAGGTGATGCAAAGTTAGGTCAAGTACTGACAGGTAAGGCTAACAGTGAAGCAGGGCGTAAGTCTCGCGCTAACTTTTCTAAAGGTATCAAGGGGTTAGAAGAACTTAAGAAGAAACTTCTAACCATATGGAACAAAACATCTAACCAACAGGGTGATGGCTGGTTCCCTGCACTTGATGGACGCCCTGTCTTCTGCTCTTCTGGACACCAGACACTCAACTACTTACTACAAGCAGCTGAAGGTGTTACCTGTAAGGCTGCACTAATGTGGTCTTGGGATAAAATTAAAGAAGAGAAGTTACGTGCTGAACCTCGCTTGTTCTATCATGACGAGATGGCATTCCAATCACACCCTGATGACGCTAAACGTGTTGGGGAAATACTAAAAGAATCATTCGCTGCTGGCCCAGAACTGTTCGGTGTAACATGTATGGATGGTGGTGACTATGTAATCGGAGAGAGTTACGCAGATGTTCACTGATAACGCAGTAGTACTAATAGACTCAGACTCAATATACTTTCGGATGGCTTGTGTAACCAAGAAGAAGAAAGATATTCGTGTGGGTATTGATAACACTATGAGGGAGATACAACAGAACTGCGGTTCTGATCTCTTCCTTGTAGCAATTAAAGGTAAGGGTAATTTCCGAAAAGAAATCTATCCCAATTACAAGTCCACTCGCAAAGAGTTAGATGCAGATGTCAAGGAGGCACTGAACTATGGACACAATTACATGGTTGATAAGTACAGTGCTGTCATGGCTGACGATATGGAAGCTGATGATCTTGTTAGTATTTGGGCTAGTGAGTGCCGAGATTCTGATAGGGATTATACAGTGGCTGGGATCGATAAGGATCTCTTACAGATCCCCGGAACCCATTACAACTTTGTCAAGAAAGAAATCACAGAGATTTCTGAAGACACTGCTAACCTTAAGCTTATGCTCCAATGTCTTACTGGCGATAGGTCTGATAACATTCCGGGAATCAAAGGAATTGGACCTAAGAAAGCAGAGAGAATACTATCTGGAGTACCTATGCAACGCAGGTGGAATAGGGTGCGAGCTGCTTGGCGAAGAGAGAGGGCGGGTGATCCAGACATTGCCAAGCGTCTATTAACAATGATAACATCTTGGGAAGAATTAGATGACATTAAGAAACAAATTGAAAAGCATAAGTCGAAAGAGCAAACGTCAATTCATAGGGATGATCAAGACTGACATCGGATGCACTGACTGTGGGTATAAGACACACCCAGAAGCTCTTGCCTTTGACCACCTACCAAAGTATGAGAAGTCACACGATGTATCTCGTATGATCTCTTGGGATATGGACATAGGTAAAATACTAGAAGAAGTTATTAAAACAGAAGTAGTATGCCACAACTGTCATGCTGTAAGAACAGCAAGGAGGAGAAATGGAAACACTATTTCAAATGAAACCACTGTCAGCGAATCGAATGTTTGTTCGGAAAAACAGAACAACCTTCAAGACAGCTGATTACAAAAGGTTTCAAGAGGACATGGCAATGATCTTAATGGGAGAATCATGGCCCTTTAAAGACAAGCCTGTCCTCTTCATAGTCTACGCTGGATTATCTAATAAGGCATCTGACTTAGACAATGTAATTAAACCTCTACTAGATACCTATCAAAACATATTCGAGGAGTTCAATGACAAAACAGTACAAGGAATTATCCTCCAACGCGACAGAGTTAAGCGAGGAGGAGAGTACCTCTGGGTACGAATTGCAGAAGCAAAGGAACTTGAAGTGGGCTTCGAAGCAATCAAAGACCCGGAAGAAACGTAGCTTTAACAGAGAGATGAAAGAAGAAAGGGATTTGTGGTGAAAACTAATTGTGAAAGTTGTGGTAGCTCTGATGCGAACCACGTATACAATGACGATAATCCAAGAACACACTGTTTCTCATGTGGGAAAACAGTATTTAAAGAAAGTAGAAATAACATGAATGAATTAATAGACGATGATGATCTAATAGAAAGATCTTTTGGAGCTTCGATTCAAGATATCCAAAGCTATCGCAGCTATCCGATAACCTCTCGTGGTATTTCACAAGAAATAGTAGACCACTTTGAAGTTAAGATGTCTGTAGATAGTAATGGTAAGCCTGAAGCACACTACTATCCTTGGACTATTGATGGTAGAGTGACAGCATATCAAGAACGTAAGTTACCTAAGACCTTCAGAACTTATGGAGACTTTAAGAATGTCGAACTATTCGGACAAAGACAAGCAACTTCAGGATTTACGTTGGTTATCTGTGAAGGAGCCATCGACACCATGTCGGTCGCGCAAGCCTACAAAGAAAAGTATGGACGTACCTATGCTGTTGTCGGTGTTAGTGCTGCTTCTTCTACCTCTTGTGCTTTGGCTCAAAGGGACTGGATAAATAGCTTCAAGAATGTAGTTATTATGATGGATCAAGATGAAGCTGGCAAGAAGATGACAGACTACTTAGGTAAGATGATCAAGCCGGGTAAGGCAAAGGTCGCAAAGCTACCTGAGAATGACGCTAATGATACATTGATTAAGCATGGTTGGAAGACCTTGATGGAATGTATTTGGAACGCTCAGAGTTGGAACCCTTCAGGTATCGTAACTGGTCAGCCTATATGGGATCAGTTTATGCAACGTCAAAATGTAGAATGTGTACCATACCCTGATTGTCTCAGTGGTTTGAACACAAAGCTAAAAGGAATTAGGCATGGTGAGATTACTCTATTCACTTCTGGAACTGGTAGTGGTAAATCTACTGTCATCAAAGAAATTATCTTGGATCTTCTGTCAAAAACGAGTGACCGCATTGGGCTTATCAGTCTGGAGGAGAGCGTTGGAGACACGGCAGAGAAATTCATCGGGATGGCTATCAAGAAGCCTCTTAATGAGGACTCA